ACGAATACTTTGTTCTGCTTCTGAAAGTAAGTTAAAGGTTGATTGCATTGTTTTGGCAACATCAGCAATATCAGAATGTCCAATACCTTTCATATTACTTTGATTTGCATAATGAACAACAAACGGAACAACACCAGTTGGATTGATTGTTGTTTCTGTTGAAAGTATTTCTTCATCTTTTTCAATGATTACAGTTATTTGTTCTGGTGTCCACATAATATACTTGAATGTGTTTTCTGCCATAAACTCTTTTGTTTTTACATAAACTAATTCTTCGGCACCATTTAGTTTAGTTTGATATTCCCAATCTAGGACTGACTCAGGAGTAAACATTTTAAGATAAGGTCTTAAGTCTACTTCTATTTCTTGTTCTCTGGTCATTACACCATCTATTTGACCTTTGGTGCATAATATCCAAACGTTACCATAAACTGTTGCCATATCATTACATTCTTTCATAAAGTCGTCAAAGTCTTTACCATTGAAATCAACATCTTCTAAGAAACGTTTAATCATAATATCTTCTGCAAGATATCCAAACGTTCTTACTGGTGTTGAACGAAATAAGAATGAACGATACGTATCAACTGTTAGTTTAACTAAATTATCCAATGCAGTATACTCTAGTCTGTTGTGATACTGATTGCCTGGTGCATCATCTTCGAAAAGATATTTTCTTAACATACCCAAAGAAGCGTGACGATAATCAAATCCACCAAGATAACTTGCACGGTAGTAGTTCCATCTACCTAAGTATGCTTCGTATAATGGGTGTCTATAATCTAATTCCATTAATAAACTCCAAATGTTCTTGTGTTATCCGGTTTGACTTCACGGGTTACAGGAAATAAAAACTCTACAGCATATGTTAAACTATCGAACATATGGTCAAAGCCTGTAGATTTATCTGGTTGCATTGTGTTCTCCTTATAAGTATGTCGTCTTAAACTATCTATTGTCTTCTTACACTTAGGGTCAATAAACAATCTTTTTTCCTTTAATGTATTTATCAACATAGAATTAAGAGAATTAATACGATCCTTAACTGCAGGATGTCGGTTCCTGTATCTTACTTCAAACCCTGCATTTTGTAGTATGCTGATGTCTGTTTTCCCACTTGCCGATGTCTTACGTTGTGCGCCTGCTGGATCTGGAAAACAGACTATCCTTTCTGTAGGATATCTGCGTTTGATTTCATTTACTAGTTCTTCTGTATTTGAATTCATCATACTAATTTCATCAATACAATGTAATCCTTTGTTATCGTCAAGATATGTCATTATGCAGGCACTAATTGGACTTACGTTGAAATCACAGCCAATTAGAACCTGCTTGATTGAATGCGGAATCCATTTGACTATGTGGTCATCCGTGAAGTTATATGCGATTACGCCAAGTGCTTCTTCAAACGAAGCCTCATACTCAGCACGAAACGTTCTTTCATCTAAATCTCGTTTCGCCGCATCTATTTCATCTTCCGGCACCAACCCACTTTCACTAGTCTTATACTGGAAACTCGTCCAATCGGGTGTTCCGTGTTTACCTAAATCATATAAATCTTTGAACCAATTATATCCTTTTGGTGTCCCACAGAACAACACCGATCCTGGCGGTTTCTGTGCTGACAATGTTGGTCTAATAACGTTCCATACTTCTGGGTCTATATCTGATGTTTCATCGAATACTGCAAAGTCTACACCCATACCACGCATAGATTGACCTGCATCTCCTGACCTTAGCATTATTGTTGAACCATTTACCAACTCTAACTCCAATCTTGACTCGTTTGTTTTAGCAATCCAGTTTAGATTACCCAAACGTTTCTTCAAATCTTTCCAGATAATATCTCTACACATCTGGTATGTAGGTGCTATGTATAAGCACTTTCGTCCGGGATGTCTAGCAAACTTAGCCAGTTCTCGGACACTTAAATAAGTTTTTCCTGTTCGTCTTCCTGCAACAAATACTCTAAATCGTGAAGAACAATTTGCTACAGTTTTTTGTGCATTATTCAGCGGCATCGTCAGTCCAAGGTAAGATACCTTTATCATCATCTTGGATAGGCGAATCCTGTTGCGATAACATTTGTTTGCCAAGCCAAATAAGCATCACTGCGTTGCCTTGCATTGCGACTTCGATTTGTTTTCTTCTTAATCGCATTTTGCCTTCTGCTTTCCCTTTGTTTATAATACCCGCATATCTACGTTTTAGTGTATCTTCACTAACACCAATAATATCGACCATTTCTTTCATAGTGCAATGAATATTGGCTAACTTATATAATAAATCAGTATCTACTTGTTTGCGAGGTCTTCCGCCCTTGCTCTTTTTCTCATCAGACATTACTGTCTCCTCCTTTTACACCTGAGTAGGTTATAACATATTTGCTATCATACTCGCAACTTGTGTTGATACTAGGATACCTAATACCCACCATATGCGATTATCAATCTTATCTACTTTTCTTTCTATTCGGTCTATATCATCTTTCATATGTGCTAGATGATTGTCTTTTATTTCGGCAACATCTTTCTTTAACAAAGCGATTTCTGTATCATTATCATACTGCATTGTTTTTGTTTCCTTTATATCTCGCTTTGTTTTAATCATTATGCACTCGCTATTACACTATCATCAGAGAAATAACGCCAATCACTTCCATCATAATAAATTGGTTTGTTTGTTCTGTTTCCGCCTGATGTTAAGAATGCAATACCACCTGTTGAAACTAATGTGTTGCTATCTAAAAATACTGCTGTTGAATAGTTAATATTACCAATCTTTAGTCCGGCTGTGTCTGCAATCGACATAACACCATTTACTGTTATGGTGTCAGTGTTTGCATTTCCTAAAGTTGTATTACCATCTACTGTTAAGTTTGTGTTTACTTTTAAGTTATCATCAACTGTAACATCACCGCCACTGTTGATAATATTGTTATTATTTGTATCTAATATATCTTCAAGTTTTATGTTACCACCGTTTGCTGATAAACGAGCATCACCGCTTTCGTGTCCGCTATCACCAATAATAAGTTTGTTTGCTATAACTTTAATAGACTCCATTGTTGAAGTCGTATTACTTGGTGTTGTTTCTACGATAAACTCTGTGCCTCTGTTTGAGCCAGACTGAACGCCAACTGTTTTACCTAAGATACGAATGTTTGCTGTGCCTGGTAAACTTGCTCCATTAGCCGCGTTACCATTAACAACAAGAATACGTTTTGCATCACCTAGTGCCGCTGGTGAACTTGGTGTGCCTCCAAATACTTCTGTTTCAAATCCAGGGTTTGTAAATAGATTGATTGGTTTATTACCACCACCATCTGTGCCTGCAAACTCTTTGAATGTAATTGTTGGCCAAGCAACATCACCACTGTTGATTTGAATACCTGACATTGAATATGCTGGTGAACCAGAACTATCAAAGTCACCTATTGTTGTTATCTTGCTTGATACATTGCCTGTAACTTTAATGTTATCGTCAAAATCTACTGCTGAACCTTCATTACCAATATTACCTGTAACAGTTAAATCATCATCAATCTTTAGTGTATCACTGGTTGTAATAGTTGTGCCGTGAATATCAATAGTTTTACTAACGTGAGAACTTTCTGTTGCACCTGCTTCTTCACCATTCTCTGTTGTGCCAATCCTTAGTTTAGAACCTAACCCTGTTGCACTATGGTTCTCAGTTGCGATTGCTGAAATCTCTACTGATCCTGTTAACCATTCTGCACCAGTTTTATATCCTGAGTATGGATTAAATGATAATACGCCGAACTCATCTCCAGTATCTAAGTAATCGTCATTGTTTGAGCCGTCTTTACGACCTGCTGACATAACAACTAATGCTCTTGGTGAGAAGTTAAGTCCTGATCCTAATCCGAAATCGTGTTGACCTCTGTTTCTTACGTGAACACCTGCCCAACCATCTTCTTGTCCTACACCCATAATTGATGTAGGCATATTGTTTCCTGAGCCATATGGGTTGAATGCTGTTAAGATAAAGCCATCATCTACTTTGATAATATCATTTGCTGTAAGTTGTCCAGTTATTGTAACTGCTCCACTTAAGTCTAGAGTGCTTTCACCTTCTACGGCAGAGATTGCTCTTGCACTTGTATGATAAAGATTTGAACTACCTTCTGCTACTGTATCTGTATTACCTTGTGTATATGATAATACACCTGTTGAACTGTTATATGATAACTGTGTGCTATCTTCTGAGATAGCCGCTCTTGCTCTTGCATCTGTAAAATATAAGTTACTTGAGCCTTCTGTTATTTCATCTGTGTTATCTTTTGTTTGAATTTGTGAAGCGATATACGCCTTTGTTGATTGTTGTGATGGTGCCTTTGTTGCACTATCAGAACTAAAATCATCTTCATCTAATAAATGATTTGATATATCTGATACTTGTCCAGTAACTGAACCTGTTAGTGTTAAACTACCACCACCAACTTTTGTAATAGTATTCTCATCAATCTTGATAAACTCATCACTTGCTGGATCACCATTACCTACATAAAAGTCTCCTGTGTTTGCAAGTATGAAACCATTAGTAGGTGTTTTGATTTCTATATTACCACCACTAGCAGTTTGTTCTATTTTACCGCTTGTTACTTCTTGTGTGCCAGCAGTAAACTTTGTTGCAGTTGCAGTGCCGATACCTGACATATCATTACCACGTAAAGCAACTGTTCCGCCTCCTACTGAAGGGCCTAAGTTTACTGTTGTATCTTGTATTGTAGTGACTGCACCACTTGATAACATAGTGATTGTGCCACCTGCTTGAACGTTTAAGTTTTGTCCATTGTCAGTTGTAATCTTGATAGTTCCACTATCATCTTCTAAAACTTTTTGGTTGTTAATAAACAAAGATCCTGGCCCTAGATATAAGTCTCTAAATCTCTTTGTTGTTGAACCTAAATCGTGTGTATCATCTGTTGCCGGAATAAGATGACCACTTATGTTTGTAGTTGCGGCAGTTAAATTTCCGCTGTGATTTCCTGTAAATGTAATGTCAGTTGCTGAACCACTAGACTTACCTATTGTCGTTCCCGTGATTTCTACAGATTGTGGTGTTGAAGTATTACCTACACTTAACTGCGTATTTGCGTGAACAAAGTTACTTGATCCAGGTGTAATAATAATATTACCTGTGCCATCGATAGTTGAAGCGCCATCAATGTTACCTGCAAGTAAACTTTGGTTCATAACAACTGGCCCATTGAAACGTGCTGTTCCGCCAGATGCAGTAGTGAATGTATCACCACTAGAGCCTTGCACTGCTAAAGTTGAAATTTCTATTTGGTCACTTAGATTGATATCTATAGTGTCTGTTCCCTGAGTGAAAGTAATATCTCCCTCAGTATTTGTTAATGTTCTTGCAGTAAGAATATTGTTTGTTAATGATTTTAATACTTCTGCGCCACTGCCTGCGTTTGATATACTTGTGGCTAAATCTGTTGCATTAACTGATACGTTAATTGCACCAGTTTGTGTAGTTGTTACATTTTGATTTGTTTCTGCAATCGATACGTTATATTTTGTTTCTGATACTGTTACATTTGTCATTATCTAGTCACCTGAGGAGTTACAGTTGCAGTTCCTTCAAGTAATCTAGTAACTGAACTATCTGATTGTGTCCATTCAATATCATATACAAAATCACCTGGTGTCATATTACCAGTGTTTGCGGCTGTAATAGTTGCTTTAACTACACCGCCTGTTGCATTTGTTATTGTGAAATCAAAGTCTGCTTCTTTAGTAGCACTTTGATGTCTTTTTCTTACTTGACCTGCAAAAGAACTACCTGAGATGTTAATAGCGACATTTGAACTATCTTTTATTGTGATACTACGTTCAAACGTAGCGCCTTGCTCAATAGTTAAATCTAATGATCCTGCCATCTACCGCTCCTTAAAATATCATTGTGTATAATTGTGATAAGATCCACGCTATACCAACAACATATGCAGTAGCAATCAATCCATTAATTAATCTGATAAATCTTATCTTTTGTTTTTGTAATTCTTTATCCATAGTTTTCTCCTATATTAGTTCTTTTGTATTTATGCTCCAAAAAATAGTGATAAATAACTTTAAGTTCAGGCAATATCATACTTTGTATATTTCTTTGACATAATGAAATGTAGAAATACTTCTAATGTAAATTGCCATTTTACTTCAACGATACGGTCTGAACTGGCATTTTTCATTCTCCTGAATGATTAAATACTATATTGTTAATGAAGCAAAGGCTGTTCTCTCCGTTCAGTCTTTGCTTTTTTTTACCTCTTGAGTTTTCTTTTTGATAAACTCACGTAGCGGTTCTGCAACAATACTTTCAAGTTCTTTATGACCTATCCACTTTTTCCACTTACCATTTACTCTATGCTCTGCACGATGTGGATGTCCTTCTGGCATAATGTTTATATCTTTTGGATCAATCTTAGATGCCATACTTTTCCCTCGCTGATTTATTTGAACATACAAATCTTTCGTTTGCATAGTATATTTTGTGTGTGATTGAACCTTTATCTTCTAACTGATACTCTTTGCACCATTCACCTATGTTCATCAATATATGCCAAGGCTTTGTGTTTTGTTTATAAACTAAAGCAAAGAATGTAGGAAGATGTCCCAATGACTTTTGACCTTTGGGATAAAATGTAGTAATGACTGGTTTGAAGTCCCATCCATTCTTTGAATTTAACTGTAAGTTTTCTCTGTATTCTACAAGTGTATTGAATATGTCATAATCTTGTTGTTCTTGTAGATATCTTCTTGTTTGACTTGGCTTTCTGCCGTCTACCATTTGACCAGTGATATGATACCACTTGCCTTCTGTTTTGTTTGTTTCTATTCTGCCGCGGATTGCAACATCAGAACGAAACTTATAATCTGCGTTGCGATTATCAAATAAATCGATTTGGATCGCATACAGGTCTTTTGTATTAATCATATCTTTTCTCCTTGTATTACTAATACTATATTGTTTTGCCATTCAGCCCTTCTTTAGTCCCGTCAAGGGAAGTCCGGAGGACTAGTTCTTTAGATACCTAAAGCACCCGTAGGGTGTGTTTTATTTAACTATTTCTTTTTATCTTTATCTTTATATTTAAGAATAGCACACCCTGTGACCATTGTCAAGTGAAATGAAAGACCCTGTATCCGGAAGAACACAGGGCCAAATCGACTACTATATAAGAGAAATAACTTGTTATTAACTAGTCGCTAACTTCAAGATAACAATGGCTGAACATTGTTATAGGTATTTATCTCATTTGCCCTTCAAAATGTTATTTAATGTTTCGTAGTGTATTTCATACTTTGTAATTAAATCTTTCTTTTGACCGTGATACTTTTCTGTATTATGATACTCTTGTCTTATCTGTTCACGTTGCCATTCTGGTATAAAGTTTCTTACGCACTTCCATTCTTGTTCTCCATACTCTGCTAGTATGTAATGGTCTGGATTGACGCATAAAACATTACCACACTTATTCTTTACTCTTTGGTCTTTTCTTAGTCTGTATCCAACTTTCTTTTCCATAAAGTAACGACTAACAAGTGTCATCTTAGACATATCTCTTGGATCTCGCATCATTGGATATCCCTGTCTGTGTCTGCCTGCAGTCCATATCCAACAGTCTTTTGCTTTTACGATTTTATCACTAAGGTCTGTAGCCATCTGAAAAGCCTCCTGTTAACTTCAAGTAGTGATTTAATGGAACCCATTCTTTCACTTCTATGTTCTCTAAAAATTGTTTTGATATTCTCCAACCGTGATTTTTTGCAAATGCTATTGCATCAATATAATCTTGTTTACCATCTTCTGCTAATGCTTCTAGAATATCGTGATGATAATAAACATCTGAATATTGAATAATATGTCTTAACACGTGTCCAAAGTTATCGTGTTTCAAACACATATGAGCAAAGTCTAAATCAGGTTGATCCAGTTTTGGTTTGTTCATATCTTCCCTTTTCTTTTTATTTCTTGCTCTTGCACTTTCTCTTAATAGTTTTTTAAGTTCAGCCGCCATAAATTTCGGATGAAATATAACTTCTGACATTAGATACTTCCAGTTTCACGAAAGCATCTTGCTTCTTGTTGTGTGCAAGTTTCAACAAGTTTTGGAATACAATCGCCATTGATTAAATGTTCTTTGTCTTTGTGTGGATGTATGCCTTTGTATACACCCCACTGTTTATCAATGCATTCTTGCCAGTTTTTGTAATTACGCAACCCTTGAGTTGCGTAAGTTGTTAGTTTTTGTTTCGTCTTACAATTAGTCATTTCTATGATATAAAAAGAACCTGTGTTTCTTGATTTACTTGGAAACGGCCCTCTTACATCTGTAAGCATCCAATAGTCTGTTAAATCTACTGTCATTATATTATCTCCCTGATTTTCTTATCTGTTGAAATTATTATTTCTAGAACACTAAGGAAATCTTTATCATTAAGACTGTCTAAATTAGTTCTAGAAAAAATATCGGCTCCGATATCTGCTTCCATACCGGCTCCAACAAGTATATCTGTTGCTTTATCACGGAGCAATTTAAGTTCTTGTTTTTCTTGATTTGTCATTTTAGTTCTTCTATAACCAAAATCTACCTTAATTATGTCTACCATTTTATTTCCTCTTTTGCAAAATCCTTGTAGTTCAGATGTTTGTTGTTACTATCCATTTCTTCAAATAGTTCATAATTTTTTTCATTATATGCTTTTACTATCTTCCATTGAAAAGTAGTTAGTTTAGAATAAGGCACAAATGTTATTGCGTGAAACGTTTCTTCATAATGATTCACGTTGAACTCATTTATTTTAGGATATATCTTTCTTCGTCTATATTTCATTTTTGTTCTTTCTAATGAAGAATATCTAATAGCACCTATTAGAATACCTCCTTCTATTGGCAACGTTTGTCCTGTTGCAATAGTAGAATCATTCAAAGATTTTAACTTTGGTATATATGGTATATCTTTACATATTGAAGGATCAAAATGTTTTCCTGTTCTTTCACGATATCGATTGAACACGTGATGATTTAGTCTTAAAGGATGTTCATATATTTCAAGATCCCAGTTTGCTCTGTTATTGTATTTCAATGTAAATGTTGATAGTCCTACAGAAGAATGAACAGTCTCACTTGGTTTAGATAATATCCATTTATCACCTCTTGTTGGAGGTATACCCTTTGAAGTATTTTTAACCATACGTTCATAATCTTTATGATCCCAAACATCAACACACGCCCTTCTAAAAAGATACTTCCAATGTTCAAAATCATCTTTGTATTTTTCTGTCATACTCTCTGCAATTTTGTCTGCTTGTGTTTGTGCTTGTAAGGAAATAAGTTCCCCCAAATCGAGGGAACTTAAATCAAAATACTTACTGTTTGTTTTCGTATTCATCGGTCATACTCTTATCTAGTTCTACAAAGTAACTATCTTTTTTTCTAGCAACTCGTCTCAACTGTTTAATGTAATGCTTTGAGAAAAACTCAACTGATCCCCAAGCAAGTTCCTCAAAACCTTTTTGACCATATCGTTGCTTCCTTAAGTCCTTTACGAACTTGGCAATTTCATTAGCCGATACACGGGCTGAATTTCTTACAGCCTCAGGTCTTGTTAATACTTTTTCAAACTTATAGTCTGTCTGTTTCATTTTCTAATCTCCTATATTGTTAAATGATGATTCTATAATAACATAGTTATTTATCATTGTCAACAAAAAAATAGGCTCAAATCCGAAAAAATGAGCCTATTATACAAGGACAGTAAAAACTATAAGAATTTTTCTTACAATTTTAACAACAAAAGGGGATATTTTAGACCTTTTATTATTATGATTCTATATTAACACATAAATGCGACCGCGTCAAGTCTTTTTGCAAGTTTTTTTATATTTTCTTCACCATATTCACCATTTTTACCAAAATGTATCTCCCAAAAGTTTATTCTTGGCACTAATGGTGTTGTAATTGTTACGCCTGCAGGTATAAGAGACAAATCAGCATTGCAATCAACTAATATAATAGCATTGCTTCCTGATTTTAGTCTTTGTCTTTGTTTGAGTTTGTTTGCGTATTTGAATTTGTCTGGATTTAATACTGTATACTTAGGCACATTTCCTCACTCTCCTGCTCGTTCATATCTTCTGAGTTTATCTTCTGCCCAAGTTAATCCAGATGGCCCGCCCCATCCTAGATACGCCATATATGCCTTACCATATTTCTTTGCGGATCTTTGTCTCTCATATTCGTCTTTGAACCTTGATAAGAATGCAAATATTTGTGCTATTTCTGTTTTATTGAACTCACCATTATTTACAATCTTTCTTGCTCGTCTTCTGCCAACAGGTGTTCCCCATCTTTGTGATGGTGCAACTTCATCATTGTAGTTAAGTGCAGTCTGTGCCGCATCTCTCATTGCTTGTGTTGGTCTGTATGGCATTAATCTTTCTTTCTACCTAATCTTATTCTTTCATCTATTAAACTTTGAGGTATTCTTTTACCTGCTTTATATAAATTACTTATTCTAGTTATTACACTTGCTAATCTACGTCTTCTTGTTCCTTCTGTGCCGCTCAAATACTTCTTTGGTATTCCAGACATTTTGTCTTTTGCAACTTTACGATACTTTGCCATTACTTTGATTTCCTTGTAATACTCATACGAGTTCTTTTACCTTTGTTTTTCATAGCACGTTGTTCTATTCTCATACCATTATTAAAACTTGAACTACTTCGTGTAAGTGTTCTGCCACCATTTCTAGCATATCTGGCGCCAGCACGATGTCCAGAACAGTCTCCTTTGCAAGGTGATCCACGATAACTAGCCACGTCATTTGTTCCTTTTTGCGGCGGCTCTACGAATATCTTGGTCGTGTCTTCCGCCTCTGATAAAACTATTTACTCTACCAAAAGCCCACGCACTCATAGATACTCCTGGTCTTGATCCAGCACCTAAATATGCACCTTGACCTCTACGATATACTTTCGCTAAGTCTGTAAAGTTATATCTTTTAGTTGTCTTTGCTCTTGCACGTAAACTCTTAATAACTGTTGCACTTAATGTTGTTGGTTTCTTTGCCATATCAATTCACCGGTTGTTCGCTCTCGTCAAATAGTTCTGCACACTCATCTAATAAGAATGCATACTTCTCTTGTTTTTCTTTCGGTAATTTTCTGAACTCAATAACGAATTCGTGTAGTTCAGATAAATCAATGAACCCAAAATCTTTGTATCTGTCAAGCATAAAATCTAAACGCATCACAGTATAACTATTCATTGTATTTGCTTTTTGTTCTAACATTATGATAAATCTACCCACGCTGTTCCATTGTAACCTCTAAACTTGTTATCGGTTGTATTAAAATATATGTTTCCTGCTTCATTGCCTGTTGTAGGATCACTTGATAAGTTGGCTACTTTGAATATAGCATTATTCATTTTTACAGTATCATCTATTTGAAAACCGTTAGTTGACTGCGTGGACAATACGGTTTGTTGAAAACTACCATTTGGGTCATATGCTATATTAAGATTAGTTAATGCTGTAGCATTTACTTTTAGCCAATCTTCCATACCAGTTCTTGTTGTTGGGGTAACCTTAAATATCATCTCTGCCCCACGATTAGTTGATGATTGTGCTTCTGCGGTGAAAAAAGTTATTTGTGCAGTTGTATCTATATCTCCATTACCTGTTCCGAAACGTGGAGAACCTGCAACTACCATAGTTCTTATACCAGATCCTACTGCTGTAGGTGATGCTTCTGTTCCACCGTGAACTACACCTGCTATTGTAGGGTTATTGATATTAAATGGTTTGTCATCTGCATCTGCTAAGTTGCCACCAAATTCTTCTAAGTTAATCATAGCCCATTTAACTTTATCTTCTGGTGATATTATCTTTACTCCTGTAACAGGAAAGTTTGAATTGTTTCTATAGTCCCAGTTTCCTATTCTAATATCTGTATCAACAGTTACACCCTCTTGTAAGTTAAGTGTGCTTTCGCCTTCTACTGCTGAAATAGCCCTTGCAGTAGTATGAAATAAATTACTTGAACCTTCTGTAATACTATCTGTTGTCACATCTACTGCGGCAAAGGCAGAACCTGTATTGACTAACAGTTTACCTGCACCGTGTGTGCCAGTAACATCTGATAAGTCAAATAAACTATTGTTTGCTAGATTATCTTCTGTAGCCGCTATAGTAAGTGTATTAGCAGTATCATCATATGTTAATGTTATGTTTGTTCCTGCTTGTAATAATGCATTTACTCTATCGTCTACACGTTCATTTGTATGATATTGATTTGTTGAACCTTCTGGCAAGTCATCTGTATTAACTTGATTTGAACCTGTGCCAAAGTTAATCTTTGTAGCATCAACTGAATCGTTAGCCAATTGTGCTGTTACGATTGATCCTGGCGCCGCTGTTCCTGGTGTAATAATAGTCATATTTTAGTGATCCGTATCATCTTTGTTTGAAGTTATAAATGTTTTGTTATTATCCCAATAAACATTGTTATCATACTCTTTCATATTTATTGTAATAATATTATCTGGTTTTACGACTGTTTGCAATATACGATAAGTCTTGTTTGTTTGACCAATTGTCGCATTTGTAAATGTAACAACATCTCCTACAGTTAAGTCAATCAAACTTGGATCTACATCTACTTCTACAATACCTGACTGTCTGCTTTGATTTATTTCTTCTAACGCAATACGTTCAGCCATTTCTTTGTTTGTAGTATGATTAAGTTGCATATCTTGATTTAACACTATGTTATCGTGTGAACTACCTTGTAGTGTTGAACTTGCTACAGTTGTAATGTTTTCTTGAAAGTTAAACTCACTTGCCTCATCAGGGAAAGTTACTTTTAATGAATTTAATAAAGTCTTTTTGTTTGCTTGTGTAAAGTTTATATTACCAACAATATTATCATCATTGATACTAACACCACTTGCCGATACTGGTTCATCTACTAATAGTTTGTATTTGTCTCCAGTGATTAAGCCAGCACGACAAGTAGTTAATAGTTCTTGTAGGTTGGACAATACACTTGCATCTGTATCTATGAATGCGTTACATTCATATCGAGTGACTTGCGTTGAATCACTTGCTGTTTTATCTACTGTTTCATCTGAATATGTTTTTGCGTTATTAAATGTAGTTGTGTCTAATAAATCTTTTGGTATTGCTTTACCATATAAAGTATTTGTAAGATAATCGTATATACATCTTGCTGGATTGGCTGAGAATGATAAACTTGCTGAAGCATCATTTGATTCTACACCACCAATCGCTGGTATCTTTTTACCTTTTATCAAGTAAGTAATCTGTGGAGCACCTGATCCATATGCATCTTCATCCCATATTAATTTAATATAAACATAAGCAATTTTATTTCCTACTTTTGTATTGTCTGAATCATTAAAGCCAGGTATAGTTTGTCCTGCTTCTGCTGATTGTGATCCGTCATAGAAATATATTTCTAGTTTGCCTGAGTAATCGCTTTCAATCGTAAAGTTATTTGCATTTGAACCTGAACTTGTAGTTGCTGTTGCAACTAGTTCATCATTAAAAAATACTTTGTCTAGATGTTCAATTGGCCCTTCGCATAGTGTTTCTATTAAATGAAGATTAGCATTGTCTGTGCCATCTGTATTAATAAATGTTCTGTGTCCTGCTATACGTCTTGTTCCATATACTACTGGTATTGGAGCACTTGATCCTGTTTTAGTAATCAATACACCAGTTGGCCCTGCCGCTCCAGCACTTTGTTGTTGTCTTTTTCTTTTTAATGCCGCTGTTGCAAGTGCAACTGTTCCAATAATAATGGCACCACCTAATAATGCACCTCCACCAAAGATTGCACCAACTGTTGCGGCGGCTTTCATAATACCACCAAGGATTGCCGCACCTGTAGTTACTGGATCAGCGTGTGCTTGTGATGTTGTGCCTAATAATATTGCAAGTGTAATTAAAAATCTAAACATATGCTTTCCTAAATACTTCCCATCCTGGTTTGACTATATTGTCAATATGAACTTGCTTGATAACTAAATCTTTCAAATCTGAACATAAACAAGTTTGTCCATATATTACAGGAAGATACATATCATATTTTTCTTTTTTGTTTGGAACCCAAACTATATCACCTGCTTCTACTCTATTTACCGGTCTTCGTGTGTAGCCAAGTTCTTCTAACTGTTCTTTTACTGGCTTCATTTCTTCTGCGACACGTGATGCTTCTCGTCTGTTATTGTATGTTCCACGTAAACTACCATAGTTGTGTGGATCTTTCCAATCAATGTTTTGCAACTTAAGAAAATCATATAGCAGTTGATGACAGTCATTGATACCCCAAGTAAACTTTTGGTTAATCAATCGTTTTGCCCAAGTGTTTATTAACTTCGTCCCCACTTTACATCCTTTTGTATTTCAGTTGCTTTATCAAAAAAGTTATCACCACTAAACAAAGTTTGTTGTTCAGTAGTGTTTGTATGACGTCCTTCTGATTTTTCAAAGTCTGTCCAGTGTGATGTTGCTGTTACACTCAAAACAGCAGTTCCACCTTTGAAGTCTTCTTGTATTCTTGGTTGATCCAATCTACCGTCAAATACTAAGATAGGTGTTCCAATAATAGTATAGTTTGCATCAATAACTGTTCTATGAATAAGGACACGTCTGTCAATATAATTAAAATCTAAAAATGCTTTTACGTTTTCTGTTGATACTCCTGATAATGAAATATCAACACTTTCAATCTTAAGTTGGTCTTCTTCTGTAATATCACCTACACCTAACATACCTCTTGTAGAAAGATATGTATTACTGTTGTAAGTTATATCCACTGGTGCATCTGTTAAAAAAACGTGAGAACCACTTACAATCTGAAACTCTAACAAGTTTACTAAGTTAAAGTTTTTAGTTGCAAGTTCTGTGGCTGTTGCTGATGCTACGCCTCTAGACATTAGATATTTTCCCTAAATTTGAATGACATTCTGTAATGTCCTGCGGCATCGATTGTATAATCTAAATTAGAATCTACTAAGAACACATTAACTAAGAAATACTTTGTTCTAAGGTCTAATGATCCATCTGAGTTACGACTATTTAGATATTTTGAGTTTGAACGAAGAAATGCACCTGCTTGATTTCTTATTAATGGCGGTTCAATCTGATATGTTATTTTGCCATAGTCATCTGCATTTCCAGAACTGTCAATAGTTTTGTAAATCTTATCATTGTTATTTGTAGTAAAATATGTGCCATTTGGAACACCACCTGCTCCAGGAATATGACCACCAATAGTTATTGTATCTGATCCTAATGCACCTGTAGTTACTGGTTGATTGTATGACCAAGTATTTGTATTACTTGTAAAGTTTTCTCCTACATATCCTTCCCAATGTGATATAGCCATATTAGGAATATAAAGTTGTATTGATTGTGTTGCACCTTTATATTCTTCAAATGCTCTAATAAATCTTTCACCTACGGCAGTATCCATTGGCGGATACTCAAACTCAAACAGTAATCTGTGTGCACCTGTTCCAACTGTAGATGTTTTCAAACTTCTTGATGTTGCTGACAATACAGGTCTTTCGTGTGTAATACGAACTATTGATGGATCTATAGCATTTGCATCATAACCACCTGGCCAGTTTCTCGTTGAAAACGAAGTTGATGTATCAACACTTGGATCTACATTTTCACCTTGATTACCTAAACCAAATACTGCATATGCTGTATCAACGTAACTTGATGTTTGACCAACACCACCATAAAACTCACTATCTGCATCTGTAATATCAACAGTTGCTTTTTTATCTCCACCAGATACATCTGAATCTGTGTTTGTTCTGAATAAAACTCTTGCTGGGATATTTGTTGATGCTTGTGTAATTTTATCTATAAAATACAACTCTTGATAATCATTATCGGTTGCTGAATATCCCCAACCACCTGTTCGCTGAACACCATCACCATCTGGTCTTTGCACTGGTGTAATGGCTGTAACTGCACCACCAGATGTTGTGACTGAGAACTTAGCCGCTCGCAAATCAAACCATTTAGTTGATGTTTCTATATTATCGTGTCCAGTGTATGCATTATTATAATCAAATTGTGTTCCATTAACATTTAAGTCATCGTGATAAAAATTATAGTCATACAATGTTAACAGTTGCGGATTTAATCTTGTTGTGCTTATTAGATTACTTGGATCATCGTGTGTTGCACCAGGAAGTGCAGTTATGTTTGTAACTCGTTTGTCACTATCAACATCTGCTTCATTACCATAATTATTTTGAGCAATTTTTACATATGTATTGCTTGAAACTGTTTCTATATACCCTCTATCATCTAATCCCCAAAATGGCTTTTGTTGATATTGTGTTGTATTAATAGTATAAACTTTTGATGGTAATAATATAATATCTGCATTACTACGAATGTCTTCTGCTGTTAGTGTTCCAGTTGCTGGTGTTCCTGTTCCTCTGTATGGAACAAAGTATCTATCTTCAAAACTCCAAAAGCCTGGATCATCCCATTTTGATCCATTGATAATACCACCTGCTAGGGCTCTTGGTAAAACATAACCATAGTTGCCACCATCGATTGTATTTGTTGTATTATCCCAATCGTAGAACATAATATTGTCCCACGCGGCGATAATCTTATCAGTCATTTGTGTTACTGTGTATCCGTTTGGATTACGTTGGGCAGTAAATGCACCTGACTTGTTTGCTGTGTTAAGTGCGGCGTATAACGCTTCACGTGAGCAAATGAAAGGATACTTGTTTAGTATCGCAGTAGATGAACCATTTGCTTTATTGCTATCGTTAAATGTTTGTGCATAATGTCTTAAATTATATCCACTCATTATTTCTCCTTATCCAAGTGGGCCTGCTGATGCTCTACGTCTGAATGCATCTTGGACTACACTTGTAATTACTCGTTTATTCTCTAACAAGAACTCTGTTCCTGTTTGTGTGTCGATTGCGTTTAAGTTAAAGTTAACTGTTAAGTCTCCTTCACCTCTTGTAGTATTTAATTCTTCATTTGATATTACTTCACCTGCTCTGCCTGGCAAGAATAGTTCTGGCCCTCTTTCACCCACTACGATTGGCTTTCTTCCAGATGCAACGTTACCACCATTTGCAAAGAAGCCTCCTAATAACATACCAATACCACCAAGTATACCAAGACCTCCCATCCCTGCCATACCAAGACCACCTAATGCAGAGAATGACATCTTAGCCATTTGTTGTTGGATAAATGTTTGTATCATAGTTTGAATGATTGTTCTTAGAACAGATAAAGCAATATCTTGTAACGCTGTAAAGCCATCTTTTAGACCAAAGATAACATCTGTAAATGTAGATGCTATTGATCCAGACATTGCTTTGAAGGCATCTTCTATTTTATCAACCATTGTTGGTGTGCCTTTTAGTTGCTCTTGTAATACTCTAGTTGCTTCATTATAAACATCTAAATCAACTTTACCTAACTTGTATTGTTCATTCAGATGTTCTAAAGCCTTAGCCGCGTGTCTTTGCGGCAACACAGTTGATTTTGCTCCATCAACTATACCTTTGAAATACTTTTGAAACTCTGTTGGTTCTGGTGCCTCAGGTGTTACTGTATCTTTTCCACCTGCTTTTGTTCCTGCACCAATCATCTCCATCATCTTAGCAACTTTGTCTAAACTAAAGCCAGGTGTTCCTGCTTTTGCTAATATCTCTTTTGGTGCCATCATTCTGAAAGTATCTTCTGCAACTGCGGCATCGGCACGGTCACTTAAGTCTTTCATAAACTTATCGAACCCACTTAGTTCTTTTGTTGTTTCTTTTATCTCATCTTTTGTTTCTTTAGTAATGTCTTTTACTCTTGACATTGCTTCTGCAAACTGGTCTATGTTTAATCTACCAGCATCTAATTCTTCTCTTAAAACTTTAACTGCCATTTGCTTGTGCATATCTTCACGCACACTTGCTTTTGACGTTTCAATCAAGTCGTGCATAAACTGGTCAAACATACTTACAGAACGTGTTGCTTCTTCTCTAACTGCGTTTGACTCTGTTTGTGATTCTTTTATTCCGGTGATTGCTTGTATTTGTTTTTCTAATTCTTCTCTTAAAACTTTCTCACTTATACCAAACTTACGTGCAATCTCATCTGCAATCTGTAATGTAGATTGTAATGATTTTAAGTTCTTATCGTTCTGGATAATCCCTTCGATTACTCTTGTTGATATTGAAGTTTGTGTGTTAAGTGAGTTGTTTAACTTATCATTTGAATCTTTTGCATTGTCTATAGCAGGGATAAGGTCAGTCTTATGTGCGTTTGCTAATCTAATAATTGCATCTTCATACTTTGGATACAACTTATTCAATTCAGCATTTTCTCTGGCTTTCTCTGCTGATTCTCTAAGTGCTTGTGATTGCCCTTCTAGTGCTTCTGTTATGTTGCCAACAGCATCACTTGCCATTGTGCTTTCAGTTTCTACTAATTCAAAATAGATTGTAGTATCTTCTTTGACTTCTTTTATTCTATCTTTTATCTTTTGAACATCTGCTGATAGACTATCAAAGATTTGTATGTTACCTGCACCAAGTCCACTAAAGTCATTTTCGGCTAATGCTTGTGTTAAACTTGCTCCCATTGCCTGTGAAAATTCTTCTACTTTAGCCTCTGCCGCGGCTAACTCTACTTCAAGGGCACTTAGTAATACACCTTTATCTGGTTTAGGCCCAAACTCAAAGTTTGCTCCTGGTATAACACCAGACAATGAAACTAATAATTGTTTAACAACATTACCAGCAAGATTGATTGAGTTTGTAAAGCCGTCAAATAACTTTGCGGCACCTGATAAGAATGTAGATGATGCATCAATAAAGTCTGCGGCTAAATCTTTTGAGAATGCTTCCATACCACCTGCACCAGCGATTGCTTCATCAAGTGCTTCAGTTAATGAATCTGTAAGTAACTTTATGCCTGGTGCTAATGATCCAAAGAACTGTAATGAAAAGCCTCTTGCTCTACGCAATAATCTATTCAATGCATCTTGGGCATCTGCCGCACCTTTAGTTAAATCTTTACCTAAACTTAGTCCGGCTCTTACAGCATCTTCTCTAATCTTTTCGATTGCTTCTGATCCAAGGTTAGCAACGTTAACAAACGCAACACCCTCTGTATCAAAAGCCGCGAATGCTAATCTTAGTTTAGCACTTTCGTTTGATACACCAGATAATCTTTTGATATATTCTTGGAAGACTTCTGTTCCTTCTCTGAAGTTACCATTACCATCTTTTACTGAGATACCAAGTTCTTTTAATGGTTTGACTAGTGTTCCTGCACCTTGCTGTGCTTCACCTAATCTTCGTAGAAATCTTTGTAGACCAACGTTGAACTGTGTAGTTTCAAGACCTGCTTCTTTGGCAACTTCTGCATATTCACTTAAGAACTTAGTTGATACACCAAGTTTGCCTGCTGTCTTGTCTAGAGCATCAAGTGCCGCTAAGTTTCTTTGGGCTAAGAAAGCAAATGCACCAGCGGCGGCTGTTCCTGCTATCGCAAGTTTGCCTAATACACCAGCAACTTTACCGCCAATAGACCCTATTCGTTTTAAGGCAGAATTAGCGTTCTTTGTTTTCTTATCTAAAGATGCAACGCTCTTTTCGATATTTCTAACTGAACTACTGGTCTTATCAACTGCTTCGAATATTAATTGATATGTATTCTTAGCCATATAAAACTCCTACTTAGCGTCTTCTACCTACTCTTGGCATATTTGGAGTAGATTTCTTACCCGCTTGTTTTTTGTTGATATCTTGAAGAAAAGCGACCCAGTATGCAATCTCACTCTCGGACATTTCCATCATATGCTTCATAGTATATCCTGTTTCATATGCTATGTAATGTAACGTCCATACATACGGATCTATTTTGAGTTTTTTGTTGCTTTCTCCACAGATACCGGTTCATCGTCATCATTAATCTGACTAACGATTTGTAATAACACTTTTGGATCAGCATTCTTCATCAACTCTTGTTTGTTGTGTTCATTGAAGATACGCTTACCATCTGCATCCATTAATCTATTTACTAACACTTGAACTAGTGCTTCTGCTGTTTTACCAGCATTTTGTAGTTCCATAACTTTCGCTTCTTGTTGAAAGTTAGTTCCTCTTTTGTAATAGAATGTAGTGTCCCATTCTGGAACTTCTATTTCTTTCATTTCGCCTGAGACTGTTTCCGCATAGTGTCTACGAATGTTGCTCATTAAATCTTTATTATTCATTTTGTGTATTCACCTTTCTTGAAGTTTGTGTTTAGTTTCTCTATTGCTGGTTCGGCTATACCGTCTGGTGAATCTTTTGACCACCCTTCATTTAATCTTACGATATATGGAACCCTATTCTCAAGTTTTCGTCCCTTATTCTTTTTACGCCATCCGCGTCTTGCTCGACCCGTGTCGAACGGAGTTTTTTCCTTGACGATATCAAATGCATCTGCCATAAAATTATCTATGGCTTGTTTGCACTTCTTCTCAATGAAGTCTGAATCACCAGTTCTTATTCCGCCGACACGAGTTCTAATCATTATTATGATCCGTTTTCAGTTGCTAAAGCAGTAGTTCCGATTACGGAAAAACTTGCCTCAACCATACCATCAACAGACGTTGAAATAGTTCTTGAAGTAATGATACCATTACCAAAATACCCTAATTCATTGGAATTGTCGCCTGATGGCCAAAAGTGGAAAGTTGCTTCTGTAGTTCCAGGACGTGTAGATGCACCGAACTCTGATTGTGCAGATGCGGCACCACCATCAGTATTTGTTCCTGCTGGTGTTACTGTCCAGAACACATCAACTGTGCCTGACCAACTTTTGAATGTAGGCTTATTAGTTCTGAATGCGTTTGCACCAGTTGTTGACATAGTAGTTGCATCAATAGTCTCTTGAGTTTCCTCTAGAGAGAAACTACGAATACTTGCTACTGCGTCCGAACCAATATAAACAATACCTTGTGAGCCTGAAAATATTTGACTTGACATAGTATGTCTCCTTTTTAAGTGTTACCTTGACTGTAAGTGTATTGAACACCTACGCCAATAGTTTGGTTTATTGTAGGATAAGAAGAAACTTCTATATCCCCGACTTGTAATACTTCTGTTATTTGAGCATTTTCTGGCCCGCCTCGAGTTCTATCTGCTTCTAGTTTTTCTTCGATTGCCTCAATGATATCTGCAAGTTGTTCTTCTGTCTTTTCTGTTTTCGATTTACCTTCTAAATGAACTGTGATATCGATATCCATAGTGGCTAGACGCCAACTATTCATAGCAATATCTTCTTTAGTTTCATTTGTTATAGTAACTTGAATGAACGGAAAAGCAGTTCTTGCCAATCTTGCAAACTCTGCCGGCTTCTCGCTGACTTTACCAATGCGAGGACTAGTAATAGACTTTAACTTAGTAACGATATCGTCAAGTATAACTTTTCGTTTACTAGATGCCATTATCTATATAACCTCGCTGTATCAATAAATTCAACTTCATCGTTTGTATACGTTCCAGATCCGTCGTCATCATAAGATATACCAGACTTCATTTGAGCATCAAACTCTTCCTGATATTTTTCCTTATAGAATGTCATTTGTCTCTGGAACGTATCATCTTCACTAAAGTTAGATAGTCGAGGCATTATGTAATATGCAAGTGCGTGATACACTGTAGTTCGTTTCCACTCAGATGCTTTTAACTTTGTAGCATCAAATAAGTTTGGATCATTTTGAATCATCCACCAATCAGACTTGATACGTCTTTGGACATCGCCAGTAGAACGTGTCATTTCCTCATTGAAACTATCAACGCCGTGGTCAAATATATCTGGTATAAACTTTACTAAGTCTTCATCTGTTGCATATGCCGTCATAATGCTCTCCTAATTAAAAATATTATTACGAATTAACTCGCATTGATAATCATAGTTCCACGAGTAGCAGTATCGATATCAGCCACAGCCGCGTGTAAAGACGCAACGATGTCTGTTCCTACTGCTTCTGGTCTACGTGCTGATTCTACATCAACATTCTTCTGCATAGCAATTCTGAATGCATCTGCTGAGAAAACAGCCGCTTGAGCATTCTTAGAAGACAAACCAATGTTTGTGTCGTTTAGGTATGAAGAAACGTAGCAGTCAACGCCTGCGATGTTTCCTAAGAACCCATTTGCATATACGCCGTTTTGTAGTTGTGATCCAGCGAATGCAGATGAACCAATGTCATTCATTAATTCACTGTATACAGCCGCATTTACTACTGCGTATAGTTTGCCAGTTTCACCGTTTGCACGGATGTTACCAACTGCTTTCATCAATTCTTTGACTGTTAAGTCGCCGCTTGATTCTGCGTTTTCTTGTTGTGGCATATTTACCATTGCCGCCATAACATCTAAGTCAAATTTCTTAGCAACAGCGTTACCAAGAACACGACCAACTTCTGTTGGATCAATCGCACCTAAATCTCTTAGGACAGTTCTTGCCGCATATAGATTTGCTACGATTGTGTTTTTTGTGCCGCCTGGAGTAGTTACTGTTACGTCAACTCCTGGATCTGCTTCTGATGATACTTTGGTTGCATCTACTGATGTTAACTCAGGAACTTGTAGAACACCATTTGGTGCATTAACTACAGGAATGATTGCTCCTGAAAGAAACTGAGATGCCTCGTGTGCCGCGAATATAGTCGCCGCTTTTACCGGAACGATTAAACCGTCCGAGTTTAGTCCTGACATAAATTGGTCAGTTGCTGAACTTTCTTGTGCCATTTCTGGTCTCCTCTATTATAATTTGCCTTCAGCCTTAAGTTGTTTATACTTTTCTCTGTCGGCGTGTTTAGTTAAGTCTAATGAACTTAAATCAACCGGGCCAGTCTTTACTGATCCTGCTGATCCATTAGATACCACCCCACCTGGAGAACTACGAATAAAGTGAGGGTTCTTGTCTAACCACTCATTTACATAACTCTCTATAGTGCGAGGTTCTGCTGTTTCAGGATCGTATTCAACTTCGCCTGAAGTCGAGAATACGACTGGACGACCTGTTTCATCAAGACCAACTCTACTTTTTACTAGTTGAGCAACTTGTTCTGGTGATACAGCATTTCGTTTTGCCGCAACATCTAACAATGTTCCATCAACTTTTAGGCTGGTCAATTCTGAACGGAGCGTTGTAATCTCACTAGTATACTTGTCTTTTTGTGACTTAAGTATATCGTCAAATTCTTCACGCTTTTTCATCGCCTCTATTTCACGTTCTTCTTCAGCCGCTTTCAGTGACTTATATTCATTCAAATCAAAATCAGCAAAACGTTTTTTATACTTTTCTAATCTTGCTTGAACAATTTTGTCCACATCTTTCTGTGAGAAGTTACGCTCATCCTGGTCATTAGTTTGAGGAGTAGCACCAGTATCTACATCGTTTAGATCCTCGCCCGAAGTTACACTCTGTTCGGTCATAGTTGTAATCCTTTCTTGTTTATTTATTCATCGTCAAAATCGACTGATTCGTCAACTTCTTCGATAATCTCTTTCTCTTTTGCTTTTGACTTTTTAGTCTTTGCTAAAATAGTCTCGTTGTTCCAACAACAACACTTCCAACCTTCTGGTGCATTGTCGTGAATTTCTTTCTCATCGATTGCTTTGTCATCTGCATCAACCATAAACTTATGGGAGCCAATCACATTATCTTCAGCATCGTGATATAAACCTTTAACTATCTTCATTTCTTTTTACCCCTTTTCATACCATAGGATCTTTTTGATCCACCGTATGAACTAGATGATGATTTCTTTTTCTTCTTCTTACCTTTACTGTGATACGGCATCGTTATTACCTCCCTTGGCTAAGTCAATATCATTTTGTGTTAGTTCAGGATGCAACTCTAACATTTCTGCATCTGTTAGACCTTCTTCAATCATTGCTTGAATGTGAGGTATCTTTGTTTCTGGTGTAACAGTTGGATGTGGCATATCAGTTTGGATTGGTGTCTCCTCTTCAATCTCTCTCATAATATCATCTAACTTATCACCATCTGAAATAACAATCTTAGCGATTTGTTTGTGTAGTTCTTTAACATACGTTTCTGAATTTACTGGAATCTGTAATGCTTCGTTTAACAGTTTCAAGTCTGCGTGTTCATCACGTAAGTCAAATGTTTTAGTATACTCAATATTAAAATCAGCATCTGGCATCATATTTGACCACTTCCAAAACAGTTTCCAAATGTTCCACTCAGTTGCTTCCATCTTGGCTGACTTATCAGCAAGTCTGGCATTTAGTTGTTCAAACTCTGTAGATAACGCTACGCCTGACTTGACACTTAGACCTCTTGCCGCCATAATAGCACCAAGATTAGTTTGTCTCAAGAAACTCTCTATGTTCATTTTAATCATCTCTACGATACCATTAATATTTGATCCTGCTGGTTCTAATAAGAATGGTCGTAAGTTTGGATCTAATGTATTGTCCATATTGATAACTGCACCAGCACCTGCCATTGCTTTTGTATCTTGTGTTTTAACTAATGTAGGATGCCCTGAGATACGAATACTTTGTTCTGCTTCTGAAAGTAAGTTAAAGGTTGATTGCATTGTTTTGGCAACATCAGCAATATCACTATGTCCAATACCTTTCATATTACTTTGATTTGCATAATGAACAACAAACGG